GGGCAACTTTATGCAGGGGCTCCTTATGGAACTTTAACTGTATATGTTGGAAATATTGCTCAAAATGCTTGGGAGTCTGCTTTATATATAGGAAGAGGTTCTTATGTTGGTATTGGAACTGTTCAACCCAGTGGTAAACTTCATGTCGTTTCAACAGTCGCAGGAGAAACGGTCCTAAGAGCGGATGGTACAAACGGAACTCTTTTCTCAGTTACTGATGATCTTAGCGATTCATTAATGTCTGTTAATAATTCAGCAGGACTTCCTATTTTTGAAGTCTTTGCTGATGATCGCATTGTCGCTGGTCAATACGCAAGTGGAGATTTCGTACTTAGAAATAATAAAGTAGGTATTGGTACTACAAACCCAAATAATAAATTATCAGTAATTGGAGCCGCAAGCATAGGTGGTGCTGGATATAATATTATAGCTCCAAATAATGGTTTAATAGTCGAAGGTAATGTAGGCATAGGAACAACAAATCCTGTTGAATTGTTAGATTTATATGGCTCTGCCTCAAGGATAAAATTCCATCGTGGCGGAGCTTATGACATGAGTTTTGGGATGCATAATTCCACTTTCTCGGCTCTTTCAATTAAAAATGCTTCTGATGCATCGACAGTAGCATACTTTCAATATGATGGCAAAGTAGGAATTGGTACTACTGTTCCAACAGGTTCACTAAATATTGTTGGAGCAAATACTGCTGGTTTATTAAATTTATATGCAACAAGTTTCCCCGGTAATGTTCTTAGATTAAACTCTAATTTTGCTGGAGGAAATTATGTTGACTTAAATCCATTTATAAGCAGCGTTTCAAATGGTGGTTTTGAAATTAATTTAAATGGCACAAGAAGATTAGTAATAGAACAAAATGGAAGCGTTGGTATAGGCACAACTAATCCATCAATTTATAATGCTTCTATAATTGCTGCAACAGGTAATTCTTGGTTCCAAAGTGGATTAGGAGTTTTCGCTTGTGTTGGAATTGGAGAAGATTTTCCAAATATAACAGCTACTTCCTTGATGCTTGGACCTTCAAATACAAGAACTTCTCAAATAGGCAAGTATGCAGCAGGAATAGGTTTTAATAACTTATTAAACTATAGTACTCCGGGGAACATGACTTATGCTCAGTCTCCTCATGCTTGGATTGGATTAAGGACTGATACTTTCCCCGGTTATGAAACTTGCGCTTTAGCTTTTGCAACAAGACTTGCTACAGATGGTTCAGCAAATTCTACTGTCGAAAGAATGTGCTTAACGCCTTCTGGTAATGTTGGAATAGGAACAACAAATCCTTCTTCTAAATTAGAAGTTTACTCTGCGACTAAAACATCTACATTTGTTGGGCTATCAATAAGTAATTATAATGATTATGATGGCACTGCTGCATCTTTAGTAAAATCTCAATTAAGATTTGCAATCCTTGAAAATCCTCCAAGCACATACAGTGCTTCAAATAGAACATTTGCTACATGCGAAGCAGGAAATGAAGCAGACAACAGTTCTTCAAATGGTTTCTTTTCAATATCAACAAGAACAAATGCTGTTGTTACAGAAAAATTTAGAATCACTAGTGTTGGTAATGTTGGCGTAGGAGTTACCAATCCAGTAGCATTACTATCTATTGGAGGCACAGGATCAACGTTGGCAGCAAGCGGTTTAGCTTTCGGTCAAGATGCTCAAGCTAACCTTTATAGGTCTGCTGAAGATACAATAAAAACAGACGGTAGTTTAATTGTAAATGGTAATTTTAACACTAATTCTACTACTGTTACTAATTTAAATATAAATGCAGGAACTTTAAATGGAATCCCTGCTGGATCTACTATTACTGGATTTACTTATGCTGTTAATAATGGAAATGTTTCTCAACTCAATTTAGTAGAAACACGTTTTGCCACAGGATCAGACTGGACTACGGCAAGTACAAAAATTCAAAAACGTGTTGATGTAACAAATCAAGCTTATATAGAATTTAATCCAAGCGGCTCTGCTTATGGCATGGCTTTTGGCGTTGGAGTTTTTGGAGCTACAGAAGCAATGAGAATAGCTTCTAATGGAACAATTGGAATTGGTATCACAAGTACTTCTTATAAATTACAAGTACTAGGAAGTTTCGCTGCTACAACAAAGAGCTTCGATATAACTCACCCAACAATTTCTGGCAAGAGATTAACCTACGCATCTCTAGAAGGTCCAGAAAATGGCGTTTACTTCAGAGGTAAAAATAATAATAATGAAATAGATTTACCTCATTATTGGTCAGGTTTAGTGCATGATGATTCTATTACTGTTAATTTGACATCAATAGGCAAACGCAAAGATGGCAGAATAAGAAACTATAGTGTAGATCAAATAGGTTGCAACAAAGTGTACATTTATACAGATAGTGATGATAATATATATGATTATTACTATACAATTTTTGCAGAACGTAAGGATGTTTCTAAACTTGTAATCGAAAGGGATATGGAATAAAAATATGGGCGATATTGTAATTACACCAGCATCTAATGATGTAAATTCAACAGCAGGGACATTAGTTGTCAGGGCTTCTGATCTAAATCCTATTTCTTTAAGGACTAATAATGTCAATAGATTATATATAGATCCTACTGGGAGCGTGGGTATAGGTACTACCGTGCCTACTGGAGGTTTGCATATTAATTATGCTCCCGGTGCTTTTTCTGAAGCACTGAGACTTCAAAGAAATAATGGAATTTTTTATTCTGTTGGTCTCGACACAAATTTCTTAAATATAGCTTACAATGGAAACGTAAATGCAAACAATGTCCTTGTCCTTACAAATGCTGGTTATCTTGGAGTAGGTAATTTACAAAATGCACTTTTTAATTTAGATGTAGCTTCTACTCAAGGTAAAGGTATTCAATTAAGATTTGACGCTACTACTGGTTATCGTGCTCAAATTATTCCATATTGGAATACTAATACAGATTCCAGAATAGACTTTGCTATAAATAGAGTATCTAATCTTGCTGCTGATGTTATAATGTCAGTTGGTTATGATAATAATGTTGGCATAGGCACAGTTCAACCTAGCCAAAAATTAGATGTTCGTGGCAATATAAAATTAGGGGCAGACAATGCAGGTAATTATGTTTATTATGTTACTGATATTGAAAGAACTATAATTAGAACAACTAGATCTGATGTCACGCAACAAGGTTTATTTAGATCAGACGGTTGGGGTAATTTTACAGCAGATAAAAGTATAGGAATTGGGTATAGTTTAGGAAGTAATTTTGCTTCTTCTCTTATAGGAAATGGTAATTTATATGTCGCTAATACAGTTGGCATAAATACGACTTCTCCCACAAGCAAATTAAACGTAGTAGAAACAACGGCAACAGGCACAAGAATTCAATTAGGAACTTCGCAAGAAGGTACTATAATGAGTGCAAATGCTACGAATGATTTATTAATATTAAATGCTCCTTATGGAGCTAATGCGGCGACTACTTCTAATCTCGGAGCAAAATGGGGTATTAAATTTGTTGGAGCAGTTGATTCTGCTTTAAATAATAATAATAAAACTTCAGCAATTTATGCTGTAAGTGAAGATCCTCTTGGTTATAACAGAGGTACAAGTTTAGCATTTTACACAAACCAATTTAATGATATACCTTATGCAGAAAAAATGCGTATTTACCATAATGGTAATATTGGAATTGGCATAACTAATCCCACTAATAAAGTTCACATTTCTGGCGGAGGTATCTCTTTTACTACTTCTACAGGATTAGCAGTTCCAATGCTTGGAATTGTACTTCCAACAAATATCGCTTATATTGGACCTTATACCACTTCTACAGATGGCAATGCTCCAACTGTAGTTGCATTTAATCAAGGATCATCTGTTCAACAAACTTGGTTTTATGCTAGTGGTAGAATATCAATGGTTCTTAATAGGCAAGGACGCTTACATATTGGAGATAATAATAATGCTCCAAATTGTCTGCTTTCTGTTGGGCCAACAAATTCAACTCTCCCAGATAGTGGAATATGTTTTGGAAATGATGCCCAAGCTAATATTTACCGTTCTTCTGAAGATCAAATTAAAACAGACGGAAGCTTCGTCGTCACAAATACTTTGGTTGTAGGAGGTGGAGAAAATGGAGTAAGAATCCTTAAAAATGGATCTGATTCAATATCTTCTACATTATATTTAGCAAACGCAGGAAATACTAGAGCTTATAATTTTCAACAAAATGCCGCAGGTACAAATTTAGATTTTTGGACTTATAATTCATCAAATAGTTGGCAAAACTCGCTTAGTTTTAATTATAATGGCAATATAGGAATAGCAACAACAAGCCCAAATACTAAATTAAGAGTAAACGGTAGTTTTTCTCAGAGAGCAAGCGGAAATACGGCCATTCAAGAATATAAAAATATTGTTACTTTTAATTTAGATGGTAATGGTAATGGTGGTTATGTAATTAAAACTCCTTTTAGACTAGGTAGCAGTTATGAAATGGTTATTATTCATGTTAAAGGATATGGGTATGGAACTGCTACTCTTTATGATTTTAAAATTGTTTTTTATGATTATGCTCCCAGCCATCAGCCTGTTAATTATTCTTTAGTTGATTTAGGAAACGATGGTTCTCCAAAATTTCTTGCAAAAGATGCTGATAATTATGTGCAAGTTTGTTTTGGTAATACTACTGATGTAAATAATTATTACTTCAGATTTACAGTAGATTGCATTACTACAAGAAATGACAATGATTATTCCCAAGGGTGGGCAATGTATCAAACTTCAAGTGCAAACTTTGGTTTTGCTTCTACGGGAGTTTATGTAGTAAATAGTCCAGTTAATTTTAGAACGAGTAATTATGTTGGAATTGGCACTACAAATCCTGTTCAAAAACTTCAAATTGAAGGCGTTGTTGGAAACCCTGCTTTTGTAGGCACTACTCAAAGTGGTATCTTTAGAATTAGCAATATTTCAGATAATGCAGTTCTAGATTTCGGTCTTCGCCCCGGAGGATTAGGTGCATGGATTCAATCAACTGATGAAACTAGTTTAGCAACAAATTATCCACTTTTATTAAATCCAAATGGAGCAAATGTTGGCATAGGTACTACAAATCCTACTCAAAAATTAGACATAGTAGG